CATCACGTTAATTTTATGCTTGTTAACATGACCTTCAAGATGTGACTTCACACCTTGTTTAATGTCTTCGGGTGTTAGCATTAAGCTCTCCTTCATTCATCATACGATTTAGTTTACGCAGCAATGCAGCTGCAACAGAGTGCCAATACTGTTGACCCCAAGAGTCTTCTTTGCAGTTATTGGCAGCATACATCGCATTATCAATACGACGTTCATACAGTTCAAATATATTCATATCAACTCCTTTTGGTGGGCCTGTAAGGATTCGAACCCTAAACCTCTTGATTCGTAGTCAAGTGCTCTGTCCAGTTGAGCTACAGGCCCTAGATTTGACACCGGAGCAAGGAATCGAACCTCAGTTTTCGGGTTTGGAGCCCGACGTGTTACCATTACACTACTCCGATATAATTTGGCGACTCCGGGAGGATTCGAACCCCCGACCCACGGCTTAGAAGGCCGTTGCTCTATCCAGCTGAGCTACAGAGCCAGTTGGTGCGAGCGGAGGGACTCGAACCCACACACCGTAACCGATAACGGATTTTAAGTCCGTTGCGTCTACCTATTCCGCCACGCTCGCTCAAACTTGGCGCCAGCCGTGTTTTAACAGCTTGCCTTCAAACTCAAATTTATCATCATGACTCATTCTTAGCTCAGAGGAATAGCCATCAGGTTTCACTACTTCAGCAGTCCAATACTGTCTGCTGTAGCTCTCTTGTTTAATATAAAAGATTTCGTTGTGATCTTTATGAATGAATTTGCTCACATAGTGCTTCATAATGTTCTATTCCATATCTACACATATAATATGCATCAATAATATCACTCGATGGATTCCATTGCTTATCAGTTTGGTCTAACATTGACTTTATATCAAGTTTAGTCTCACTAATAAAAGTCTCGTTTAAGAGTTCTTTATTAGCATTACCTTTGCCAGTCGCGAACTTCTTTATTATAGTAGGCGCTATCGTGACAAAAGGCAACCCTTTTTTGTACATTTTATACTTTAATAATCCAGCGTTTTCTGCAATGTGAAATACTCTACCAGTAGATCCAAATGAATAGTCTTCTAACACAACTAGACTACAACCAGATACTCGCTCAATAGCCCAGTCTGCTATAAGTTCGTATCGTTCTTGTTGGGAGCTATAGGCAGGCATAGGAAGACCAGTCATGTTAAACAGTCTTCCTTCAAATTTTCTACCTTGAGTTAGATAAGATATAGAAGTCTTTTCAAATTCTGCTGAGGGCTGTAATGCGCTGTTTGACACACAGATTGCAGGGGAGCTTAGTGAATAATCAATTCCTGCTATCATTCTTCATCAAAGAATTGTTCCTCAAATTCTTCATCCTCTATTTCAACTGATGCACCACAAAAAGGACAGAGATCAGGTGTGTCATCTTCATTATCGATAGTGACACTATATTCTGCGCCGCATTCATCGCAACCAAGATCGTAAATGATTTCTTCCATTGTTGTTCCTATAAGCTAAGGCCCTTGAACGTTTCACCTGTAACGTCCTTTTTAACTCCTCCAACTATATATGAGGAGATTTCTGTCTCTTGAGGTGCTACTTGAACTTCGCCACCTGAGATCCATTTTTGAGTCCATGGTAAAGGATTTGAACCACCTTTATATGGTGATTTCAGTCCAATAGCAATCATACGTTTATTTGCAATCCATTCTACATACTGCTTCAATACTTCAGCGTTAAGCCCAATCATAGACCCGTCTTTAAATAGGTATTCTGCCCATTGCTTCTCTTGCGCTACTACATCGTCAAACATTTGCATTACCTCTTCGTGACAATCATCTCTAATTGTTACGAACTCAGGATCATCTTGAGGTAACAGCTTTAACATTTGCTGTGTAGATGCTAGATGTACGTTTTCATCACGAGCAATAAACTTAATAATCTTAGCATTACCTTCCATCTTTTTTAGTTCTGCAAATGCCCATGAGCACGCAAATGAGACATAGAATCTAACACCTTCTAATGCATTAACTGAGTTGATAGTTAGCCATAGATTCTTCTTTGATGGATCGTCAATTAGTTTATCATAGTACTTACCAATATCTTTTGCGCAATCGACAATAGGTTTAATCTCCATAATACTATCAAAAATATGCGATGGATTAGCATAGATATTTCTAATAATATGAGTATATGAACGTGAATGAATTGTCTCTGAGAAAGACCATGTTTCAATCCATGTCTCTAGTTCAGGTAGAGATACAATAGGAAGAAACGCTAGATTAGGTGCACGTCCCTGCACACTATCTAATAAGATCTGACGCTTAAGATTAGAAGTAAAGATATGCTGCTCTGCTTCAGTAAGGTCTTTAAAGTCCTTAGCATCACGGTATACATCTACTTCTTCTGGTCGCCAGAAAAAGCCAAGCTGCTTATCAGTTAACTTCTCAAACTGTGGATATTTTACTTCATCATAACGGGCGATTTCTACCTCGCCATCAAAAAACATCTTCCGCTCAAGATGTGACTTAGTTGCTTTGCTTATAACACGCATGAATCGCATGCCTCCTCATCTTCTGTAGTAGGTTCGTAATCTTCGAGTTTATGCTGTGGTGCTTCATACTCATCCGTTGCACCATCAAACGTATTAAAATAATAGAGTTGCTTCCCACCATACTTATAAAACATAACTAAGTGTTTAAGCATCTCGCTCATTGGAATCTTCTCGTCCTCATAGAACTGAGGATTATAAGAAGTATTCACTGAGATACCTTGGTCAATCCATTTCTGAAGAACAGCCATAATTTGTAAGTACCCATCAGGTGATGCTTGATCCCATAATAGCTCATATTTATTCTTAAGTCTAGGAAAACCTGGTACTACCTGACGTAAAACACCATCTTTAGACTGCTTAACTGATACAAATGCTCTTGGAGGTTCAACACCGTTAGTAGCATTAGAGATTTGTGAAGACGTCTCTGACGGCATTAAAGCCATCAGCGTGGAATTACGAATGCCATGAATTTTAACTCTAGCTTCTAATGAATTCCAATCCATTTTAGGACCCCGAGGTACTAATTCGTCCACGTCCGCTTTATAGGTGTCTTTTGGAAAGAGTCCTGCACCATATTTAGTTTCGTTTGATTTTGGGCAACAGCCTTTTTCAAATGCGAGTTGTATCGAAGCTTGAATAAGGTAGTACGACCATGCTTCAGCATATTCATCAATTAAATCCAGATTAGGTTGAGTATAAGTCATATCATTCTTTGCCATCCAATATGCAAAGTTAATGATACCGACACCAAGAGGGCGTCTTGCCATTGTAGATAGTTCAGCTGCTATTACTGGATACTCTTGATAGTCTAACAACGCGTCTAATGCACGTACTACCATTTCACATGGTTTTTCAAAGTCAGCCGGCGATTTAATATTGCCCCAGTTAATAGCTGCAAGAGTGCAAAGACTAATTTCACCTTCATCATCTCTTATGCTGCTTAATGGTTTAGTTGGAAGATCAATCTCACAGCATAGATTTGATTGATGGATTGGAGCTAGTTCTTTAATGAATGATCCATGATCATTAGCATGATCAACATTCATCAAATATATACGTCCAGTATCCTTCCTTTCTTGCATGAAGGCTGAGAAGAGCTCTGATGCTGATATGCTCTTCTTTCTGATTGACGTCTTTCTCTCTGCCTGTTCATAGAGTTCTCTGAATTTGTCGACGTCAGTGAAGAAACTCTCGTAGAGTCCAGGTACATCGGACGGTGAGAATAACGTAATGTTACCTCCGGCCAAAAGACGTTCATAGAAGACTTTATTGAATTGTACGCCATAATCGAGATGCCTCACTCTATTATCTTCAGTACCTTTATTATTCTTTAGTACTAAGATATCTTCAACTTCATAATGCCAGATGGGATAATACAACGTTGCGGCACCGCCTCTAACACCGCCTTGTGAGCAGGACTTAACTGCTGATTGAAATAACTTGTAGAACGGGACGACACCAGTATGCGTAGCGTGTCCTCCGTTAATAGGACTCCCGAGCGCACGTATGCGTCCAGCGCCAATTCCAATCCCTGCTTTTTTAGAGACATATTTAACTATCGATCCTGCTGTAGCGTTAATAGAATCTAGACTATCATCTGTTTCAATGAGGACACATGAACTAAACTGACGAACACTAGTTCTGACACCCGACATGACTGGTGTTGGCAGAGATATGTCAAATTTAGATACAGAGTTGTAAAAGTCATGTATACGATGTAACCTTACCGATGTTTCTTCTTTATGGAATAAAGTTGCAGCAATTAACATATACGCCATCTGAGGAGTTTCATAAATCTCTCCAGTTGACCTATTTTTTACAAGATATTTACCACGAAATTGTTCCATAGCTGCATAGGTGAGATTTTCATCTCTTCTATGATCTATGTATTTATCCATTGTCTCCCACTCTTCTACTGAATACCAGTCTAGCAATGCTGGCTCATAGAAACCCTTGGAGACGACGTTCTTTACGTGTTCTAGAATATGGATAGGCTCGAATTGACCGTATACTTCTTTTCGTAGATGATAGTTAATAAGACGACCAGCAACATATTGATAGTTAGGTGCTTCTTCAGAAATCAAATCAGCAGCAGCCTTAATAATAGTTTCTTGAATATCAGATGATTTAATTTTATCATAAAACTGAATAGAAGATCGCAGCTCTACTTCAGAAGCTGATACCCCAGCTAAGTCTTGACAAGCAGCAAATACTACTTGATGAAATTTATTGAGATCGAGAGGCTCTTTAGAACCATCTCTTTTAATGACTTGAATTTCTGCTGATACCATTTAACTATCCTTCTGAACGAATTTACGTGCCAGAGGTAATATCTTAGCTATTACTTCCGCACATGCTTTCGCCACTTCTATATGTTCGAGTTGTGTACCGTTACCTGAACGCAACTCTATAAAATGAATCCATGATCGTAATGTACCATTTACATACATTCGCGACATGGTTAAACCTTCTGGCAATACAGCACGAGCTTGCTCTTTTGCAATTCCATTTTCTAAAGCCCATCTATATGCATTCATTGATGCTAGTATAACCTTATCCTGCTCAATAAGCCACTGTTCTTTTAATTGCTTATCGTCAGTCTCAATACTATTTTGCCTATTTTTTAGATCCTGTAATCGTGCTTCTCTACGCGCGAATTGCAGGCTTACTGTTGGGTCAGCATAACGCTGACTAAATTCTTGAAAGGAGAATGATCTATGACGTAAAATTTGTCGTGCGATATCTCTTGTAGTCTCAATCTCTAGACATGCGGAAACCATCTCTAAAGGTGACCAATGTTTGTTGTCAATTAAATAGTTAATTAGCTTCTCAGACGTTGCAGTATTTAATTGATTTGCAGGGTTTGATACTCTTGCACAGAAAGCAACTAAATCTTGACAATCTAAAGGTGCACCATCTGGGTAAGTATGAAACTCAGATGCCTTACTATAAGAAACTAATTTAACTTGCATTTACACGACTCCAAACTGAGAGGGCCATTTTCGCTTCTAGCCCTTTATAAGTGTTACTATCAATCATTAATTTAATATCCGCATCTCGTTTACCTGTAAGAATCATATCATTCACATCTTTCTCTTCTAAAGAATGTGGCCAGATGCAAATAGAATACCCATGCTCAATAGATTTAAGCATGCGTTTTATAATTTCTTCATTACGAGGTTCATTATCATAAACTATCACGACTTTATCTGGGTCTAGATTAAGCGACCGCGATGCACTAGAGATATCTGAACCAGCCATGGCCAGACTATTCGG